TTTCTGATTGTGTATATACAAATTCGTTGGGGTTATACTGCAAAGGTTCAAAACTAGGAATACTGAAATTACCACATTCTGTATATGTGCCATATTCATCTTTGTCATTATCAATGAGACTTGTGAGATTGTTTCTATGAACTCTTACACAACCTGGAATATCAACTATAGGTTTACTTATATTATTTAATACTGGTACGTCAGTTTTCCATATTGGAATCTTATGTATCTCAACCTTGTTTATATTAATCTTTGGTATTTCCATACCCAAATATCATTTTGGCAAATAAACCTCCACATAAGAATTACAGTTAGGACAATGTAGATTAGTCACTATAGAATATTCTTCTCCAAGAACAGGGTGAAAATCCTCATCAATACTATGATCTCCACCCCAAATTAATTCAGTCTTACAGTGCCAGCAGTTCATTTTTTAGGTAGAGATATAGATGGTCCTGTTGCTTTAGGTAATACATTGTCTAAGACTTTAGGCATAGCACCCTGCACATTTGCTAGAATTTCGTTCATAACTTGAGACTTAAAATTCTCAGATGTTACATATTTATAGCCTAAGTACGCTCCTCCACTCATAGAAGCTACCATTACAAATGAGATAATACTTAATACGTTAGCAATTTTTTGAAACATGATTAAAGAAGCCCTCCTAAAAGCTAGTGTGCCAATTACTTTGATGACTTTGGCTTTGATTGTTGGCCTAGCTCCACTGTACCTGTTGACTGGGATTCTTGTTCGATCTTCTTCAACAACACTTCCTTCGCCTGTACACCGCCCTCAAGCATCAAAATAGTTTGACTTGCTTCTTCTAACACTCTTTTTGCTTGTGCTTGCTTCTGTTTTTGTTTAGCAAGTTCTTCTCTCCACTCAATTAATTGTTTTTCAATTATTGTTTTCATTAAATTACTGGATCTACAGGGTATTGTGTCATATTCATTTTTTCAAAATCTCCATTTTCATCAAAACTTGCACCATATAAAGTAACTAAAGCTGCGGTATCTGCACACGCATCAATCTCTGTCTCTCTAGTGTTACAAGCTGTTCTTACAGCATCACGATAAGTTGTAATTGCTGTTGGTATCGCAACATCTTTTTCAGATTTTCTTACAACATACCAATCATATCTTGCTAATAAACTACCAGCAGTCTTTTTTTCTTGTGCTTTTAATACTGATTTAACACCTAAATTAACCATTTGATTTCCGTTTTCATCTTTCATCAAATCGCCTTTTTTGTAATTGCCTTCTGGGTCATCTTCATCATAAGTAGCATTTACATCATCTAGTGCTTTTGCTGTTCCATCTCCGTAGTAAAATCTATAGTCATATACTGGATCGTCAGCAACTTCTGTAATCCCTAAAGCAGTTTTTTCTTCTGCTGTTGATAGTCTTAACCAATTAGCAGGGTAATTTACATTTCCTACTGAAAAAGGAACATCAACTGCTAATGGATTTCCGTTTAATTTAAAAGCCATATCTATATACTACCTTGCTCTTGCATATTTGAAAGGTGATTCTGCAAATGCTAAGAAAATATATGTTTGTCCATTTTCATTAAAGTCTGCTCCAGTTCCTCTACATTTAAACCCGTTAGCTACAAAGTCCATTGGAATACCTCCTGTATCTGCGTTTTCAGAGCCAGAACTATTCGCAGCTAATGTATTACCAACAGGGTTGAAAGTTGATCTTTTATTATCCATTATTAACCAGGAGTCAGAACCAGTTGATCTTTTCACCATTACCCATGCTGGCCTAAATCCACAGAAGATAAATGCACCGTTACTATTTGAGTTTCCAACATAGCTACCCACTAAGCTATAACCCTTGACACTACTAAAGACATAAGCGATATACTTTTTGTTATTAGCATTTCTAGCAGTAGAGCTACTAGCCACACTAAACGTAGTGCTTGTAAAACTAGCTAAACTATTATTTTGGTTTTGTTCAGTTAAATTAAGACTACCCCTAAAAGCTACAGATTTGTTAACAGCTACGTTCCATTGTGCCTCCCAGTTAGCTCCATTACTATCTCTGTTTTTAGTTATATATGCTTGCGGTGTAACCCCTAACCCATGACCGATAGTTTGGTTACTGCCACCATTACCTGTATAAGAAACAATAGAAAAACCTGCGGTAGGGTTAGCTCTTACTTGTGATGTAATATCACCATCAGTATTGGTTACTGTAGAGCTACCAGCGTTCCAAGACCATGCAACAAAAGTGTTTCCATCATTTGTATGTCCATTACCGCCTAACGTAAATCCGTCACTATTAAATGATGTTAATGTATCACTTTGAGTAATTTCTGCATTTGAATTATCAGGTTTCAATCTTATTTGAACACCTCTAACTATGTCAAAAGCAGCATGAGATCCACTGTCATTTCTTTCTTTTATCCATACCCAATCAGGAGCAAAACTTAAACCAGTAATACTTTGTGTACCACTATTTCCTGTATAAGTTACAGCCTCAAAATGTTGAGTAGGTAGCGGTATTGTTGGATCGGGTAAATTTTGACTATTTAATAAATCTGTAAAACTTGTTGGTTGATGTGCAAATCCTTGTTGACCAAAATTAATTTTAGTTTCTGAAAAATTAGGCCCACCAGAGTCAACACTTGTAATAAATTGATAGTCTTGTCCTGTTGAAATACCTGTTATTATTGCACCAGTTCCATTATCAGGATCACCAGAATTGTAATATGAGTTTGATTTGTGAACATAAATTTTTCCATTTGCCAAATCTATTGCCATACCAATTACTTCTCCATTGGAAGGTTGACTTCCAATAGTTGAGCTTGAACCTGAGTTAAGAATTTGAGGAGTACCACCACCACCTCGCCAATCAAACCCAAAAGAACCTGACCCACCAGGTTTAACTGCTACACCATCACTTTTGCTTAAAGTTGTTATCGCCCATTTACATTGCGATCCACTACCACCTGGTTTTAAATACACACCTTCTATATAATATTTTTTACCATCTTCAAGTCTGAATGTTGCGAATCCTGCCCTGTCACCGCTATTTGGGTTATCAACGTGTAAATTTCCGTCTGCAAACGGAATACTACCACCCTCTGACCAGTAACCTGTTAGAGGATTTAGAACGCACCAATTATTCGTTGGGGTATCAAGCACAGAATCATTTTCAACAGAATTAGCAGTAACATTAAAATTAGCAGGGGTAAAATTATGACCATTACCACTGTAGTCTTTGCCCAAAGTGGTTGCACTTGTGCCTGAGTTGTCAGAAAAGTTTAAATAAAAACCATTAGTGCCATAACTTCCTGTGTACTTTATAGGGTTGTATTGACCTGTTAGTGAATCTGTTGCTGCAAATGATGAAGGTGTTAATTGTTGTCCATCAATAAAATTAAATTCTGCAATATAACCATCAAAGTGATTTCCTGTTGACATACGACCAACATAATGAGCAACTTGGGTGTTTACTATCAAATCTGTATTTTGTGAAACAATGTTATTAAAATCATATTCTGTTAATCTTTCTCCGTTTATATAAGCAATAAATCTATCTTCAGCTGTCGATTGTGTCGTATCGATACCAACCAAAACATGATACCAAGCCGCTGGATCTCTAAATCGTGCAGAGCTATTCTTTTCAAGATGCTGTGATCCACCATCTATTTCTGTAATTGAAAATTGCTCACTTGGAAAATATATAGCAAAAAGATTACTGCCACTTGGACCAGCAGAAAAAATAGTGTGTCCAGAATCAAATTTTGTTCTTTTTACCCAAGCACTTACTGTAAAAGTTCTTTGATTTCCAGTGCTACTAGGTGTTCTAGATAGACCTGGAGAATCATCATCATTAAACCTTAAACTTCTTTCTACTTCATAATCACCTGTTGCTCCAGATGCTCCTGCTCGAATCGTGTCAAATAAAGCCATTTATTTCACATCTAAAGAAACTGCACAATGAATCACGTTTGAAGATTTTATAACATAATCTATTCTATCTACTGCACTAGCGGCTGTCGATAAGGTAGGTGCTGTACCACCAACAAACTTAAATGCTGAGTTGAAAGATGCTGTGCGTGAGCCTGTACCATCTTGTGTAATAAATATCGAACCAGATTGACCAACAGTTTGATTTGAAGGTGCTGCAAAAGTTCTATTACCTCCTAATGTAACCGATTGGTGCGTATTAGCTCCTAAATCTAAGGTTATTGTCGACCCATCACTAGCTGCTGTTATCGCTGCACCGACCTTCCCTGATAATGCCAAACCACCTGACAATGTAAGTAATCCAGATCCACTATCAGCAGTATCAGATCTTAAAAATTGACTTGAATCAATGCTGTCTAATGTTGCTGCGTTACCTCCATCAGCAGAGGTTATATAACCAGCACCATTTGTTATTGCGTTGTTATTAAGAGATATGTTTGCTGTACCATCAAAGCTGACTCCTGCAATGGTTCGTGCAGTAGCTAAAGCTGTTGCAGTAGCAGCATTTCCAGAGGTATCTTGGTTTCCAGAAGTATTAACACCAGGTAAATTTATATTCCCCGTTCCATCGAATGATACTCCACCGATATTTCGTGCAGTTTCAAGGGCTGTAGCTGTAGCTGCGTTTCCTGTGGTGTCTTGATTAAGAGTGCCAACAACAAAATCTAGAGTTCCATCGCCATCTTGATAAGTAACACTAATACCTGTTTCAGTGTTACCTGTGACCATACCACCGACAATATCTTGAACTTGCTCATTGGTCAGAGTTGCAGTTATATATCCTGCTCCATTGGTAATCGCATTATTATTTAGAGATATATTTGCTGACCCATCAAAACTAACTCCTGCAATAGTTCTCGCAGTGGTCAAAGTATCAGCCGATCCAGCTACAATACCAACAGCAGAGCCACTGTCATTTTTACTAAATAACTTACAATTACTGGTTCGTATTGCTAACTCACCTGTGGAAAGATCACTATTTCCTGGATCACTACCGCTTGCTCTTTTAAGTTTGATTGTGTTAGCCATTGGCCTTGCCTCCTAATAGCTACTTTTAATAAGAACCACCGTCTATGTTGAAACTAGATGCACTTTCATCTTCTAAAAATGTAACTAGATCAGATAACGCAACCTGTTTCATTGTTCCGTCATCATTGGTTACTAGGCGGTCTGCTGCTGCAAGTGTTGTAGAACTGGCAGATGTATTGCCATCAATTATATTTAACTCAGTAGTTGTTACTGTCGCTCCGTCAAGAATTGCCACTTCAGTCGAAGTCAAAGCAGCTAACGCAGCAGAAGCACCTGATTGACAACCAGATAAATTATCAAGGTCTGCGTCATAGGCTTGAACATTTGTTCCAATCGCTAATCCTAAAGCTGTTCTGGCTGCACTTGCACTTGTAGCACCCGTTCCACCATCGCCAATAGCAAGAGTTCCTGTTATAGAACTAGCAGCAAGATCAACAGCAATTTCAGTGGATTCAATAACAAGTCCACCATTAGCCTTCAGATCGGCAGAAAGTGTATTACCAGATTTGTCTAATCCATCTCCTGCTGTTACCTGACCAGCACCAGAAAACTGAGCAATAGTAAGGTTATTTGTACCAACAACAGCAGATCCTTTGTTTGATGTACAAACAAATCCATTGTCAGCATTAACAGTTCCCTGTTCAACAAAGGTAAAGAATCCAGCAGCGTCAGCACCAGCAGCTAAGTCATCTGCCCTAGCTGGACTAGATCCGACAACGTAGATACCGTTTTCTGAAGCAGTTGATTGATCTTTTACAAGAACACGATCATTAGTTGAAAGAGTTACACCATCTAATGTATCTCCATTATTTAGTGCAGTAGATATTGTAATATTTGCTGTAGTAGCTGCCACACAAGAATCTTTAACATCTAATCCTTGAGAAGTAGCCTCTACAAACGACTTTGTCGCTGCATCACTAGCGTTTACGGGGTCAGCTAAATTAGTTATTGTTTGACTATTTAATGAAACTGAACCAGTTGGTGCAGCCATTTGATCTAATCTATTTGCTTGTACACCTGTATCAAAATCACTTATTTTTGTATGAGCTAACGAAGGGATATCAGCAGCTACTAAAGCTCTAAATGTTGGAGCAGCATCACTTCCTGTTGTTGGGCCAGCTATAACTTTATTTGCGTTTTGTACTGTATCTTTATCAAAGAAACTACCCGTTCCACCGATTGCTTCGATAGTTGTAGCAGTTCCTCCTGCCCCTCCTGTTCCAATACCAATAAATAATTTTTTGTTGCCTTCTGCAAAAGCTAACTCAGCATTTGCAAGACTTGTTGGTGCTGAAGATCCTGTAGATCTTTTTATGCGTACTGTGTTAGCCATTGTTAAAAGTTGCCCCCATCGACAAGTGTAAGTTTGGTAGTAGTGTTATCTGCTTTTATGGTATCAGAAGCAGCATGATAATACAGTACTGCGTCATCAACTTTGCCAGATATGTCAAAGTTAACACCAGAAATAGCGGGACCTTGGGGTCCTGCCGTGGTGATTTCAACTGTAGTTACATCAGAAACCTGACTTACAGTTACAGAATTAGGATTGCTCATGCTGTGTAACCCTCACTTACAAATAGTTTACCTTCTAAATAATAGTTTTTGTTACCACTCGGTTCTGTTAACAATACGTCATAAAACAAAATACTTGGAGTAAAGTTTGCAGTATCAGTATCAGCTAAGTTCATGTCAATAATTCCATTAGATCTATCTGTATAAGTTATAGCCCAATCTGCATATTTTGTGGAACGTGATTCATCATAAACCTGTGCAGCTACAGTGTATCCAGTTAAATCTATAGCCGATCCAGTAGAATCCTTAAATGTTAATTTTATAGGAAAGTCTGCTCTCCTATCTACAGTAAAATTCTTTTTTCCAGGAATAATTGCCATTTATTTAACGTCTAAAGATACTGCACATTGAATAACATTGCTTGCTTTTATTATATAGTCAATTCTATCAATCGCACTAGCAGCAGTAGATAAAGTTGGTGCAACTCCTCCTGCAAATTTAAAAGCACTATTAAAACTTGCTGTTCTAGATCCTGTTCCGTCTTGTGTAATAAATATAGATCCACTTTGCCCAACTACCTGATTGCTAGGTGCAGCAAAGGTTCTATTGCCACCCAAAGTAACAGAATGATGACAGGCAGTAGCCATATCAATAGTAATTGTCGCACCATCAGATAACGCTGTAATATTTGCTGCTGCTCCACCTGTTAAAGAAACACCACCTGATACAACCTCAAATTTTGTAGAGCCTCCTAGTTGTAATTGTAAGTTACCAGTGCCAGTTTCATTAAATACTGAATTTGATCCATTATGGCTGATCGTAAGATCGGAAGAAGCACCAAATACTAATTTGGCATTGTCAGCAAACTCAAGAGCATCATCAG